GAAAATGGAATCCCCCTCGAAAGTACTTTCGGAAGATCTCGTTCGTCTCGTGACAGAGCGCTTCGGCTTCTACAGCTTTGTTCCAGGCTACCGCTCGGGTATCAACACCTATGTCTAGGTCCCTGCGTTTCTGAAAAAACGCAAGAACCTGTCTAAGATGTCGATACTGCAAGACGGATAGCCCAGGTATAGCCAAGCTGTAGTTGCACAAACCGCGAATATCTTGACGCTCAACGAGCGCCCGAATTTCGTCGGTTTGAGCACCCTCACCGCAAAGTGAAAGGTGATGCTGGCAGAGGAGAAAGAGAACCTCATTGCTTTGAGCTGTGTTCAGCTTCTGGTCCCATCGCGAAATTCGCATAGCTACTCCTTTTATGGGGAAGTTTAACGAGTGAAGCCTTGGTGTTACTGCATACGCGTCTCTCTTAGGGGTGTTATTGCCCTAAGAAGAAACATTACGTAGGCATCACCAGTTGATCAAACAGCTCAGAGAACGGACCAGTGGTCGCTGCGGCAACGGAAGTAGAAACATTTCCGGCTACGTTGACCATGATCTGTCGTGCTAGGCGACGATCCGTGACGGTCGATCGTTGGTGCAAGAACGCGGTCGTAATGAACGTGTCCTCGTACGCAACTTTCGGCGCCGCGGTGTAACCTGCAGCATTTTGGTTCAAGATCGCCTCCATCACTGGTACGACGACTCGGAACTCGGCCTTGTACACGCCACTCTTAAGGAGTGTCAGTTTCGCTTGAGCGCGAACCTGAGCGTATGCGGGGACCGACGCAGCCATTTCTCGCCAATCTGCGATGACCTCGTTATCCTTGCGGGTAACAGAGATCGCCACAAGAGTGTGCGAAACCGGGGTTGCGGCACCGTCATAGACGGTGATATTGCCAATGGCAGACATGAAGTCTCCTATAGAGAGATGAAGTTTGGCAGCTCAGAAGACTTTACTTGCTCGCTGAAGGTCTGTCCATGGGGCCTGAGGGCTCCACGAAGGTCTCTTCTTAGAACCAAGTTGAGTCAAGAGAGCTACCGCGTTAGCGCAGTGCCTCCAAGAGGCCACCTTATCCAACGTTTTAAAAGTCGGAAGTGGCACTGATAAACTCGTACTCACGGTCCTCGTAACGTCGATTTTAGTCGAGCTATGAGAACCTGCCAGTAGCTCCTCCTTTATCGGCGGCGAATTTACCGTCAATATTGCAGAGTAGCCGCAGGAAGTACGGGTCGTCTTGGTGGTGGCGAATTCGCCCGTTATCGAAGAGACAAAAGAGCGGGCAGCTAGGTAGTCACCAATCGGTAAAAACCAATCGGCAACAAACGACCAAGGAAGCAATTCCCAGGCAATACTAGCTGGATCAAGAAGACCACTGAGCTGGGCGACGTTCGCTTCACTAATCCTAGCAATTATCTGACCACAAGTTTCCCTGTGGCCTTTAAATTGCAAAAGAGATGAAGTAATCGGCGTCAACGCAATGGGTTTTCTCTTCCTGACCTTGTAGGTTCGCACTAGCGGAAACTCTAATTGTTTGGCTAAAAATTCAGCCGCACCCTTAGCGTCCGAAACTAGTGGGAGCCATCCATATTGCAACTCAAGCCACGCGTTCGCCATATCTGTCCTCACACCTTTCGGCGTGAAATGACCTTTTGGCGGCGGGGCTCCGAGCGCATGTGCAGCACCGACGATATTACCTCGCTTCAGATATTTGAGTCCAGTGAAGATGCGGGTGGCCGAATTTGCAATCATATTGAGCGCTTGATGGCTTTCGCCAAGAAACACTCCTAGATTGAAATCCGAACCAGCAACAGCTTCTCTAAGCTTTCCTATCAAACTGAGGTCATCGTTAGCATTCCACTCGTTCGCGGCAACATAGCTATATCCGTCACCATAATTTGCCTGGGTACCCGATCCTGTTACGGTATCGAGCTGCCCGTAGGCATATCTGGTTACGACGAAATAACCACTGTTGCGCGAGACGATGGAGCACGAGTATGGATGGAAGTCCGTCTTCGTCCTAACTGGCTTGTCAACTCGTCGACGATGGACATGCAGTTTCCCCAAATAGGGATCACGCCAATATATCTTTTCGTAGATTGGTTTCTGCGATGGATAATCGGTGCCTGTCCAAGTCTTCGAGTAGTAAGAGCCAATAGGTGAAGTCCCCCTTAGTGTAGTCCAATTCTGGGGGTAGACAGTCGAATACTGTTGGTACGGTATCTGATCGTCTCGAACTATCGAACCTGTCGTCATACACTGCCGATCCTAACTAATTCTAGAAAGGTTATTAGACCCTCAAAGAACCATTTAAGATCTTTGAGGTCGCCCCAAAAAGGCGATCTCGGGGACCATTACTGGGCCCCAGACAGAGTCATCCCGTTAATCATTCCCACTGGCATCAGTTTCAGACCCCAACGACGACCCCTTCGTAATCCATTCGTTTGTGCCTTCAAGGGCACGCACGTCAAGGTCACGAAGCCGACTCATCGCAGCAATGCGCTGCTTCAAGTCGGCAAAGTCGTCATGGTCCGGACCTTTTTCGACGGGAACTCGCACAGCACCTTTCTCACTCTTATTAGAGATGTGAATGATGTTACGCGGGTTCTTCCGCCGATCACTGCCGATGCGCGTTTCGATACCTTTTGAGTACTCGAACCGTACACCGTAGCTCTGGTATTCTTGCGAAAACTCTACTTGAGTGAGTTGCGCAATTACACCCCAGAACTCTTCGTCAACAAGGTATTTACAAGAGTAAAGCTTGTTAACGTAGGCAGCTGCCTTACCCACACAGGTGTCCCTTTCGGATGCAACTGTATGAGAGTCGTAAAACTTCTTTGTCTTCCACAGCGCACGGCCTAGCTTTTGGCTATTCCATGTGATGACGATTTCATTGAAGTGCTGCTCCTCGCGATCATCTAAATTCTTTTCAGGATTCAGAGTAATGTTGAATTGGGCAACGCGACTATAACGTACAAATGCAAACATAAGAACACCTCACAGGGTATGTGGGAGAGTCGGG